CGCGCGAATTAGAATCTCCTCCCGAGGCCTTCCAACTAGGGTCTCCTTGATTCGCTCGTAGCCACCGAAAGGGTTGTCCTTGCTATGGAAGTAGTGGACGCTGGCATTGCGCTTTTTACTCCGTTGGACATAGGGTACAAGCTCGCCGTTGAGCAGCTCAGCCTCGACGCTCTGGACGCTTGTAGCACCATCTAAGTATTCCTTAATCACCTCAGTCCACCCGTCAATCGGAGTGAATGTCACCAACATCTTGGAGTTGCGGGTAGCAAGACGGAAGCGCAAGGTGTCAATAAGCTCGTTACCAAGTAAATATTCGTCGAGCCATACGCCAATGTTGTGCCACTGGGGGTCACGGCTACCAAGCTCCGCGCCTTCTAGGATAGTTGGGTTATTCTGATACTGAGAGTATGTCTTAAAGATGATCTGTGAAGCATTGGGTAGGATTAACGAGTTATCCGTGAACCCATTCTTTTTCGTGTACGAGATGTAAGCGTTAGCCGAGGTTTGTTTTGTCCTCATTTCATGTGGTAACCAATTCCACACCGCGCTTTGTTGCTGGCGGATGCTTACCTCCGAGGTCTGAGCGAAACAAAAGATTTCTGATTTTGGGTTTTCGATGGCGGCTTTGACCACGCAGTAAGAACCCCACGCAGTTTTGCCGCTGCGATTTCCCCCAAGTGCTAGAACCTCAGAGACTTGCGACAATTGCTCTTCAGCTTTCTCCCAATGCGGAAGCCTAAACCCGTAGCGGAATGGATCTTTCTCAGCGTTCTCAATGGCCTCATGGTAGATTCGATGAAGCTCAATGAGATCATCTGGCTCCATCAATGCTACCTCGTCATCGCTTGGAGGCTGAAGGATTGGATGTTTGCGCCACTGCATTACTTGGTTTTGTATGCGTCTGTCTCCATGAGAATGTCAACAATCCTGTAAACGCTCCCGCATTCCTCACATCCAAATGTATCCTCCTCCGCTGGGAATGACCCTCTATTCCCGTCAACAAAGTGAAGCTCTCGACGCTTTTTGCAATGCTTGCATACGCCAATGAAGGGCTTGACGAACTTCTCCAGCACCACATTCCAAATCTTAGCGTCAAACTTCTCTGCTAGATACGAAGCGTAAACGCTGGTGTGGCACTTGTGCTGAACGCCGTCATGCTCGACCATGTAGTGGCGAACGAGGTTGCCTCCATCCTTAGCGTAATCAGCGTATCTTGATTCTGGTTCTGGTATCATTCTACGATTTCGGCTTCTACCGCTTGAGCTTTGACTTTATTGGCAATCCTAGACTTGGCTTCTGCGATCATCTTAGCGGCATCGTCAATAGACGGCCCCTTGCGATGCTCAACAATAGTACTCGCCATACCCGAGAGCTGTCCAGCCTTATCGGTCATAATTCCAATAGTCAACGCTAATCGGTCTGGAGAGATTGCCTTGAGCTGGTCTGGATCACGGCTCAACTGCTCTGCCTTCTCGAACAAAAGGTCTGTGTACTCAGCCGCAGCAATGGCGTAGCGTTTAGAGAACTCCTTACGCTTTGACTCCAGCGTGTCGTTATGCCTCCACTCCAGCGCACGAACAGTCTCATGCGTCACCCTGCATTTCTTGGCAATAGCATTGATACGCCCACCCTGCGCCAGCATCCAGAGAATCTGTGCCGCCACATTCGGGTTGTAGTTCTCGATAGTGTTCCGAGGGAATTGCTTAGCCCTTTCCTTGACCTCAAGGAAGAACTCTTTCATCGCCTCTTTACTATCAATCGCTGATAGGTCTTCGTCGCTCATTTGTTTTGGTCGCGTTCTTGCGACTGCCCACTTATAGCAAGAGAAATGCTTCTGGCAAGAGCTGGATTGCGATATTCTTTTCCAGTCCTGCGATAAGACTCGGAAATACTCGGTGTTGCCAGCCTGCGACTTGGCTCTCCAATGCTTGACGCTCTGCGTTTCGCTCCAGCAGCCCTAGCCTCGGCCTCCATTTGGGACATCAAATCGGCTTGGCTTGTGCCTGATACTGCTGTCGTTGCTTCTTGGCCAGTAGACGGACGAGAAATGCGTTGCTGCTTGAGAACATCAATGGCTTCTGCGAGCTTTTCGATGTTTCTGATGTCTCCTTCGAGCTTGTCGATAATGGCTTTGATGTCTTCATTATTTATGTTTTTGGATTGTTTTGCGCGGCTTAAGGCCTTTTCTGTTCTGTCCCATGCTTGAAGAATTTGTTGATCGGTTACGCCACGAACATACTGTTGAAATTCTGGAGTCTCACGAACAATTTCCGACTTGCGGTTTTTAGATCTCTTGACGGAATTTCCAAGTTCTGCGAGATCAACGATTTTTTCGGTCATATCGTCAATATAACCGAAAATGTCACGAAGTTCTTGCCTTGAGGTTTCTTCAAACTCTTTGATTAAGTTGTTCTTGTCAACAACTCGTTTGCCGGTAGGTCTTACTCCAAGTTGCCTTGAACTCTGATCGGTGAAGTAGCCAAATGGAAGCTCATAAACAGCACCATCTGTATCTTGGAGGACTGGTCTTCCACCATCATCCACAATAGTGCCAACGCGACCTTGAAACTCAATCTCGCTTCCAACTAGATCTGAGATTGTTGGATCAACCGCCATAGGTGGTTCCTTTTGAAACGCCAATGGCTTAAACTTGCCTTCCTGCTCGTTAATGTAAGCCCTGATGTCATTTGGCGTAATTGCCCCACCCGCGCCAGAACCTTGTACTTTTGACAATGGAACTTTTGACCTTTTAGCTAATTCAGAAGCAAGCCTTGTCGCCTTTGGCTTACCTTTTGGCATGTATTTTATGCTAATGTTTTTGGGGTCTTTTACCAAATAGGTTGAGGAACCAGTTTCTTTTTGAGCAAGGGTATCATACCCAAGATTGAACAATTCATTTACAAGCTCCTTGTTATTTGCAAAATTAGATTTCGATGGGTCAAATTCTTTAGAAAAAGATGAAGCTAGATCATAGCCATCTTCGCTCCAAGGTGAATAATTTTTTCCATAATCCCTTCTGTTTTTTAACGTTTGTTTTTTAAAGTTATCCCAAGTTCTGTTTTCTTCAATCCATGATTGAAAATCCACATCAGAGGTTTTTGAAAATAATTTAGAAGGAGGGTTTCCAAAACGCTCGTTTGGTTGAGATGAAACAATTAGTTCTTTAAGTTTAGTGTTATTTGGGGCAAGTCTCTCAACCAAATCAACCCAATCTTTAAATTGCCACAACTTGAGCGATTTGCCTTGAGCCGCACTAACTTGGTACACTCTACCTCCTTGTCCGGCGTACTGTCTTGCTAACGGAATGGAACCAGATAGCCAAGTTGGCCCTCTAAAACTTGTTATTTCTTTTTCTTTTGACCCATGAAATGCTTTTAATTTTTGCTCTGGGACAAGTTCACCATTTCGATTAAACCTTGGCGACTGAGGCATCAAGTTGTCACGAAGGCTGTAATAGGATGTAGGGCCAAATGGGATAACAACATCTCCAGTTGTTTTAATTGCGCTCTGGAGTCGGTCAAACGCGAATGTGCGATAGATGCCAGTCACAAGATCTGGCGACACATCCTTCATCATCGGGTTAATTCCAAGCTGTCGGGTTGTTTGCTGGCCAAGAACAGAGTTGATGAAGTTCTTCCGTCTCTGCCAATTTTTAGGATCTACGCTCTCGTAATAAGCGTCAGTCGATTGACCTTTGTTTTGGATTTCAACTGACTTTTCAATATCCTCGTAGATCTTCTTGCGGGTAAGATTTAGTTCCTTTGCAATCTTGTTCTTGACCGCCCTATCGACATTCTTATCAAGCTGGCGCAAGTCCATTGCCTCAAGATACAAGCGACCTTTCTTGAGTATCCACTTTGTGGGGACGACATAGTTCTCAGTAAGTCCGCCAAATTGTTCTGAACGCCCTTGTTCAATTGGTTTATTAACAAGAAGAGTGCCATGTTTTGTCGGGACTTCAATTTCAGATTGAAGGAGCAAAGCCTTACCAAATTCACCATTATCAATAACACCGGCTTCCTCTAGTGCCTTTAAGTGGTCATCAGTAAGGATTCCTTCTCCGTTGCCGTTCTTGTCTGGAATAAGGACACCGCTTGGCAGCTTCTCGCCACGCTCTACAATTTGCTTATTAACTTGATCTAAAACGCTTGTCGCTTGATAGTGCTTAGGGTTATCGGATTTAACATCGACAACCTTCTGGACTCTCGCTGCTTTTGGCTTGCCAGCTGTTTCTCGGTACATTTGGCGCACCATCGCCTTTACTTCTGGCAGCTCCCTAAACCCGTCAGCAAGCAGCCCTGTACCCATCACCATGCGACCACCAGCATCAGTCGCTCCACCCATCTTAAAATGCAGGTTTTTGACAATAGGCGTAGCATTAAACAATGTTCTAAAGCTGCCTTCAACAGCACGACGAAGTGGGGTTTTGCGAGACTCTTTGTAAAGGTTTCCTTTAAGAGTGTCTTCCAGTAGCGTCTGTACACCTTGATCGGTATAATACTCAACAGCAATCTCATCCAAAGCGGCTGGAGTCATATCATT